GCCCTGATCCCTGCTGCTGTTGACATCCTGCGTACTACTGTAGGGCGTGTTGTAGGAGCAAGAGCCCAGACTGTAGAAGAAGTAATCCAACTAAGAAACTCCGAAGTAGAGAAACTAAAGGCTATTGCTGAATTAGATAGGCCAATCGGTAGTCCTAGTCAATGGGTGGTAGATCTTCGTGCCTCCTTTAGATACATCCTAGCTGGTATTTCTATTGTAGCCTCTGTGAGCACTCTTTATATCCCCGGCGTACCAGAACTATTGATTGACTACAGTTGGCAGGCCACAGGAGCTATCTTTAGTTTCTTGTTCGGAGAGCACCTTGTTCTTAACGTAAAGAGTGGGGGTTCACGGTGATTACTAGGGACCAACTTGTTTCTTCTGCCCTAAGAAAGTGTGGTGCTTTAGGTGATGCAGAGACCGCCACCTCAGCTCAGTTAGCTGTAGGAGCTACTGCTCTTAATGCCCTTATTAAAGCCTTCTCTACTGACGGTATGCAGCTTTGGAAGCTTGAGACTGTCGTAGAGCCCTTCTCGTCCTTTATAAACACCACTCCTGTATCTGTGGGTGTAGGACAGACTATTGTGACCTCTAAGGCCCCTCTAAAGCTCTTGAATGCCTATCGACAGCTTGTAGCTGATGAAACTAAAACACAGCTAGACATCTACACCAGAGCAGAGTGGTTAGATATCACTACACCCACTTCTGAGGGAGCACCTCTGGCTGTGTATTTCCAGCCATTGAAGTCCACAGGCACTTTAGCAATATGGCCTCTACCAGATACGACATGGCAAGCAGATGGTCAACTTCTTCTAGACTTCCATGTGGCTATCACGGAAACAACCACAGGGACTGATATTCTAGACTTTCCAGACCATTGGGAACAAACAATCATCTATAGTCTTGCTCAAAGATTAGCTCCTGAGTACGGTGTTCCTATTGCAGAACGACAGCTTCTAACCCAAGACTCGGAACGATTCCGCAACGAAGCTCTTTCTTTTAGTAACGAAGAAGGTTCTATCTTTATGCAACCTAGCAGACGACATGGCTAACACAAATACACCAGTTGTTTCTTCACATCAGCATCGTAGGTTGCATATTGAGGATAGTAGTGTAGTCCCATCGGCCACTTATCAACAAGAACTAGGCAAATTTACTGGGGTTCCTTATTACAATTGTATGCCAAAAACATATAAACAGGTGGGGAGAGATCCAGTGAGAGTTGTGGAAAGGCGGCCATCAGCTATGCCAAATACTTTCATTAATCCGGCTTATAGTGCAACGTCTGATGTGGATATCAGAGGGGCTTTTTTTATAGACTCTACTCCACCATTTTCGACTGATATCAGTGCTTTCCTTTCTGTAGTTGACACAACATTGTTCTCAAATGAGACTGTGATGTCTACTTTATTCACTGCTGGTGATTATGTTGGGTTTGACATTACTGGAATTGCCGGTGTACATAATGTGGTAATCCTAGAAAACTCAACAGGAAGCTCTAGAATTTGGGTGTACACACCAGGACTTCCAGCAACCTTGTCTGCATCAACTTCACTAGGAATACCCACTACTGGAAACCCCGTTTTTTTAAATGGTCGTGTTTATGTCCTTGGTCGCAATAGTCAGAGAATCTATAATAGTGCTGTGGGATCATTGACTTCTTTCACAACAGCAAATGATTTCATTGATGCTGAGATGTATGGAGACAGGGCCACTGCTATTGCAAAACATAAAAATCATATTGTAGTTTTTGGTCTAGAGAGTATTGAATTCTTTTATGATGCTGGAATTGAGATCGGATCTCCACTACAAAGACAAGAAGCATATACAACTAGAATTGGAACAATAGACTACTATAACTCACATGAACCCCCTCCCTATATCTATGTAGGAAGTGATATTTATTTTGTTGGCAAAAAGAATAATGCAATTGGTATTTATCTTTTACACGATTTTAATGTAACTAAAGTATCATCCCCATTTATTGATACATTATTAAATCAGTCCCAATCCACTGGTGAATTACACAGGGATTCAATAAAACTATTAAATATAAATGTTAGAGGGCGGAATCAACTGCTAATTCAAACACAAGCCTCTCTTACTGGTAGTGGTTCCGTTGGAGAGAGGTTGTTTTGTTACGATCAAGAAGAAAATGAATGGGCTGAGTGGAGCAAACTTGGTGGGGGCGCTGTTCTAGATCCTTTGTATTTTTCTCCTGTTTATGCATGGTGTCCCGAAGCTAGAATTGGATACAACTACATTTTAGGGTATTCAAATGAAAGTCCGACTAATGCAAAGATTATTAAACTAGTAAACAACGCTGCAGCCAATTCACCAACAGAATTTGAGAGTTTCACTTCATCGGTTGTTTTCCAATCTTTTGACGATAACAATGCGTACTATAAGCATATTAAGTATGTAGACATTATCGGAGATATGGGTGGTAACACTATAACACTAGACTACATAAAAGATCTAAATACTGTTACATACGCAGCAGCTAACGACAGTGCTGGAACTCCAATAAGGTTTAGAAATCTAGGTAGAGGCAGGAAGTTTCACTTTAAAGTTAACATTACTGGGCGAGATCAGATTGAATTTAGGGGTATTGATATCTCCTATAACCAAGGTACTCACTAATGAAAATCAATCGTCCTGGATCTATTCAAGGCATAGAACAGATTCCCGGTTTGGACTCTGTACTACGAGACCTGCACGATAACCTTCGTAGTGGTCCTTGGGACCCTCCTGAGAGGTTAACTTGGGGCACGAGTCAACAAGACTTCCTAAGTCAATACCAACTAGTGGGTAGAGTTTGCTTTATAGCTTTACATGTTGGACTATCTAATCTATCTTTAGGTGCGTCAGGTACATACTTAACACTCCCCATTAAAGCTTTTAGAGGTATTTCTGGAGCTACTTGGTACCCTATTAGTAGTCCTATAGATATTCATATTTACGATCAAACGGCAGGTATTGTAGCCGGGTATTGTCAAATAGACCACAATAACTACAATAAACTTATAGTTCCATCATATACACCCGCGACTAGTGCAAGACATATAACACTGTCTGGTAGATATTGGGTAGAGTAAACGGAGTTTTAAACATGGCACAAGCAGACTGGATCACCTACGGCAATGCCGGCGGCGCGAAGGCGCTCGTCGGCGCGTACCTGAAGCGGAAGGCGTGACATGGCATCGAACATGGAGCAGCAGATCGCGCGCTTGCGCGAGATTTTCGCGGGCGGCATCGGTAACGAGTTCCAGATGCAAGAGCGTTGGAACGAGACCGGGGGCGACACCTCCTCGGGCTACTACTCGCCCTACGCGACCAATGCGCGCCTGCTGGACCTGCTCAATCAGCACGGTCTGGCGAGCAAGACGAGCCTCGACGGGCCGGGCGCGCTAGGCACGCTGGGCACGCTCGATCCACGCTCGGTGCAGAAGCGCACAGGCGTTGTCGGCGAGTTCGGCATCCCGATCGGCGACCAATGGCGCACCGTTGGCAGCGACGAATTCAACCCCGGCAGCGGCTGGCAGGCCGGGCCGATCCAGTGGGGCAGCCCGACCGGCTACACGTACACGCTCGACGCGATGACGAACCCGGATCGCAACGACAAGCAGGGCGCCTACTCGCTCGTGTTCAACCCGGACGGCTCGTTAAAAGACGTCACGTGGCAGAACTACGAGATGTCGAAGGGCTTCCTCGGCGACAACATGTCGTGGCTCGGCCCGCTGCTGGTGGGCGGCGCCGCCGGACTGGGCGCGCTGGTCGGTGGTGGCGCCGGTGGCGCGGCAGGTGGTGCTGCCGCAGCTTCTGGTGCTGCTCCTATCAGTGCTTCAACTCCATCATGGATCTCTGGTGTAGGTTCTACCGCAGGTATGACAGCTTCTGAAATCGCCGCTGCTACTTCTTCGTTAGGTAGTGGTATGGGTATCGGAGCTACTGGCAGTGCCGCTATAACCCCTCTAGGAGCCATTCCAAGCGCTGTAGTAAAACCCCTAGTAGGTGGAGCAGCCTCTGCTGGTGGAGGTGTCCTACAAAACCTTCTAAGTGGCGGCGGGAAACTTCTAAATAAACTAGGGGATTCTAGCAACCTTGCTGCTCTATACAATGCATACACACAACGCCAACAAGGTGGTGATATGCAAGACTGGGCAGAGCGTCTCTACGGAGACAGGAAACAGTTCCTAGATCGTCTAGCTCAATCATATGAAGACCCATCTAGTTATCTTGAAGGTCCTGAGTATCAACGCATGGCTGACATAGAACTAGATCGACTAATGAGGAAAGATGCTGCTAGAGGTCGTCTTGGTACTGACGTAGAGCGTCAGAAACTAATGCAAGACTACGCTCTGTCTCATCTAAAAGACTATCGTTCTGGCCTTGCAGGAGCTGCTGGTTTAACTGGCACAGACGGCGTAGCAGAGCTAGACATTGCTGGTGGAGCTAATAAACGTGGATTCCTTAATGCCCTGTTCTCACAGGCAGCTAGAGGAGCCCAACAACCTGCACAACAACCTCAGAATTTCAATGTGATTGATTTCCTGTCAAACATTCTTGATCTAGGAGACCTCTTTGCCTAATCAAAACCTATCCGGCCTTTTCGGCCTAGCTTCACCTTATGAAGCTTCCCTGTTCGGAGAACAGCTTGGAAGGCAAGATGCTGCGGCTCCTCTGGAACGTCAGAAGACGCTTGCTGATATTGTTGGGAAACAAATCAGTAACCAACAGGCTCAACAAGCTCTTGAGTTAGCCCGCCTTACCCAACAATATAATGTAGACAAAGCTCGTCTAGGTAATATCATGACCGAAGAACAAATCTTAGGTCAACGTAAAACCAATTGGGCTAAAGACTTTGAGAACCAAACTAAAGGTCTTCTTGGGGCTGAGTTCTATGCCGAAGATGAACGAGTTAAACAAAGCAAAGCCAAGATCGAAAAGATGGAAAAAGTCTATCAACACCTTGGGATTGCTGCTCAAGACTTAGCTAAAGAGCCTCCTACAGAAAGACACACTAAACTCAACAGGTATCTTGACCTTATTGGTCTTGGTGATGAGCAAAAAGCTAAATTCTTCGATATTCCTGCTGAGCAGCTTCCTCAGGTCTTAAAGCAGATGTCAGATCAGGTGGCTCTGTCTGCTCCTGACTATGTACAGAAGGCTGCTCTACAAGCACAAGCACACAAGAATGCTCTAGAACTACAAAACCTGAAGTCTAAACTAGACAAACAACTTGAGAATCTCAAGGGTAAAGGTGATCTTAAGACCTTCCAAGCCGCTATTATCCAATACAGCGAACTAGCTATGAGGCTACCACCCGGCCCTGAACGAGAAATGGCAGAAGCTACAGTTAGGTACTACACAGAACAACTTCATGCAGAAGCCAATGCTCGTAGTGCAGAACCTTATCAAATAGTTGTAGACGACAAAGGACGTAGACGACCTGAGTTTGTTGGTAAACCTATGGTAGGAGTTCCTCCTGTTCCCGGAGTTAAACAAGCGCCCCAAGGACCAAGAAGCATTGATGATTTAATTATCCAGTATGGAAACAAATGACATCCCTTGAACAACTAGAAACAGCTCTCCGCAATGCCGATGCTGCTGGTGATGTTGAGGCAGCTCGTGCCCTTGCTTCTGAGTATCAACGTAT